CAACAGGAGGCCCGATCTCCTCTTCGTTTCTCCGCACTAGGTAAACCTAACCGACAGATGTGGTACGAAGGTCACCCGGAAGAGGGGACCAAGGAAGCTATGCTACCTAAGACGTACCTCAAGTTTATGTACGGCGCACTTATTGAAGAAATGCTGCTGTTCCTTATTAAAGAGGCAGGACATGAAGTCACAGACGAGCAAAGGGAAGTTGAAGTCAACGGTGTCAAGGGCCACATTGATGCGATCATTGATGGTGTCGTTGTGGACGTCAAATCGGCAAGCCCTTACGGATATAAAAAATTCGAGCAAGACACTGTAACACAAGACGATCCTTTTGGTTACGTCTACCAGCTCTCCGGGTACGCCCATGAGTTGACCCCTAAGAAACCGGCAGCTTGGGTAGCGTTCGACAAGGTCGCAGGAGACATCTGCGTCAGCGAACTGAAACCTATTGTCATCGAACACCACGAACCGGCCCCTCGTATCGAAGAACTGAAAGAGGTTCTTGAGAACGACGAGCCACCGAAGCCTTGTTACGAGCCTGTACCTGACGGTAAGAGCGGTAACATGAAACTTCCTGTTGGTTGTTCCTACTGTGCACACAAGTTTAGGTGCTACAAAGATCAAGGAACCCCGCTACGTGGATTTGCCTACAGCACTGGTCCTCGATACCTTACTAAGGTTGCCAAGGAACCAAACGTCCCGGAGATTACGATTGACGGATTTTGATTATGAAGACATGCTAAAACGTTATATTAATTTAATAGGGCAAGTAGAGGGTACTATTTTTAGTGCTCACTGGGTCGGTGTCTTTAATGACGAAGAGATTAAAGAGTTGGAGAGACTAGACCGTGAAATTCAGGAGTAAATTTGAAAAGAGTGTGTATGAAGCCCTCGGCAAACTCAAGAAATCTGTGGACTATGAACCACAAGACGCCGTTATCCGTTACGTTACGCCTTCCCGGTACATCCCGGACTTTAGGCTCCCAAATGGAATATACATTGAATGTAAAGGATATTTCGACGCCCGAGCTAGAGGAAAAATGCGCCGAGTTAGAAAGGACAATCCGTCTCTCGATATTAGGTTTGTTTTCCAACGAGCTAATAACCGCATCACCAAGTCAAAGAACTCGATGATGTACTGGGAGTGGGCAGAACGTCACGGCTTCCCTTGGGCAGAAGGAACAATCCCGCAGGAGTGGTTTGATGAGTAACTATTACTACTCTGTAGTCAAGGTGTATGACGTAGCAAAAAACAAATTTACCTACAAAATCCTTAAAGGTAAGGAGCTTAAATGAGTAAACGTAAAAACAGTGTCGCCAAAGTTCTAGTAATAGATATTGAGTGGCAGCCCGCCCTTGCCTACGTGTGGCGAATGTGGGACCAAAACATTCAACCCGACATGCTAGTAGACCACGGTGGTATGCTTTGTTTCTGTGCTCACTGGGACGGAACGAAAGACTACATGTTCTACAGTAAATGGGAACACGGACAAAAGGGTATGGCAGAAGCCGCCCTTAGACTCATGGAAGAGGCTGACGCTGTTGTTACGTACAACGGTGACAAGTACGACATCCCCAAGATTACGGGTGAAATCATGCTTGCTGGTCTGACCCCTCCTCCTGTTGTCGCCAGCATCGACCTTATCAAGACGGTCAAGAAGTTTGGGTTTAATATGAACCGTATGGCTTATGTTGCTCCTCGTCTTGGTATTGGTGAGAAGCTTAAGCACGAAGGCTTTAACTTGTGGAAGTCCGTAATGGACGGAGACAAGAAAGCTCAGGAACGGATGAAAAAGTACTGTATTCAGGATGTCCGCATCACTGCTAAAATGTACAGCAAAATCAAACCGTTCATCAGGAACCACCCCCACCTTGACCCAAGTGTTAAGACTCGGTGCCCTGCGTGTAACAGCCCCAAGACCCAGAAGCGAGGTCAACGACACACTCGTTGCTTCCGTATTCAGCGTAACGCTTGTACTAACTGTGGTCACTGGTTCGAAACTACTAGATCAAAGATTAAGTAAAATGGATGAAGAATTTCAGAAACGTTTGAGTGACCGCTTCACGGGTCCAGAGCTGATCGAACTGCTTGACGTACCTGTCGAGGAGTTAATCGAACTACTCTGGGAGCCTTACATCACGGACAACAAAGAGGAACTAGAAGACTATGTCAACTACGGTAGCTAAGGAATTTACTAATGACAAGGCGGAAGACGTCGCCAAGGGTGCAATCAAGTATGACGGAGGCAAATCTCCAGTATTTAGGGGGGCAGTTTCTTACTTCCCTCGGGCAATTAGCGCAGTTGCCG